GATACCACACGAAGAACTATCAGAGTATCTATCTGCTGACCTACATGCTACACAAGAGTTAAGTGATGAGATATATAGAAAACTTAATACAGTAGAGTATAGTGGACTGATGACTACTGTTACTTTAACTAACCAAGTTGCTATTACCTTAGCTAGGATATATCAACGAGGTTTCTCTGTAGATGTAGATGCACTAGATAAAGTTAGGAAAGAGTTTGAGCAAGAAAGAAAAGACTTACGAGTGTCTTTGAATGGTCAGGTCAGTAAACTTATGGGAGATATACAAATTAATCTCAATAGTCCTGAGCAATTATCATGGGTTATCTACAGTAGAAAGCCACACGATAAAGCTATGTGGGCAAATAACTTTGAGTCTTACATGAGTAACACAGACTTTCGTAATAATATTAAACAACATTCCAAGGTTCTTTATAAGCAACACGCATCTCATTGTGTTGAGTGTAAAGGATGGGGAGAAATTAGAAAGGTAAAGAAAGATGGAACACCTTATACCAACCCTACCAAATGCAAGAATTGTAATGGGGATGGTCATACTTTTACTGATATTGTGGACAGTGTGGCAGGACTAAAGTTTAATGCACCTAACCCTAAGTGGGTAAGTGCTAATGGATTCTCAACTAGTAAGACACAACTAGAGGTACTAGAAGGTGTAGCTAGGCAACGTGGTATGAAAGAAGCAGAGAGTTTCTTACATGATGTACGTAGACTTAGTGCAGTTGAGACATACTTATCATCATTCGTTGATGGTATCAATACCTACCTCAAGCCTGATGGTAAGTTGCATGTGCGATTGTTGCAACACAGGACATCGACAGGTAGGTTTAGTGGTGCAGACCCTAACATGCAGAACATGCCTAGAGGTGGTACGTTTCCTGTGAAGAAGGTGTTTGTGTCACGTTGGAAAGGTGGCAAGATACTTGAAGCTGACTTCGCACAGTTGGAGTTTAGGGTATCTGCTTTTTTATCACAAGATGAGGTAGCTATTAATGAAGTTTCTACAGGGTTCGATGTTCACTCGTATACGTCTAAAGTTATTACAGATGCAGGTCAACCTACTACTCGCCAAGATGCGAAAGCACACACGTTTGCACCCTTATATGGAGCAACAGGATTTGGAAGAACTAAAGCAGAAGCAGAGTACTACTCCCACTTCACAGAGAAGTACCAAGGAATCAAATCATGGCACACCAGATTGGCTAAAGAAGCTGTAAACACAGGCAAGATAAAGACACCATCAGGTAGAGAGTTTTCTTTTCCTGATGTGAAGAGAAAGAGAAATGGAACTGTATCATACTTTACGCAGATAAAGAACTACCCTGTTCAATCATTTGCTACTGCTGATATAGTTCCATTAATCTTAATGAAGATAGATGACTTACTCAAGACTATGCAAAGTTGTGTAGTCAATAGTGTACACGACTCTATTGTAATTGACGTTCATCCTGAAGAGGAGAAGCAAGTATTATATATCATTACACTTGTTAACTCACAGATGAATGGTTTAATTGAGAATCACTTTGGTATAACATTTAATGTACCACTATTACTAGAAGCAAAAATAGGTGATAATTGGCTTGACACTAAAGACGTTAGCTGATATAACTATAAGACTTTAACAGAAAAGAAAGGAAGTATTATGACAAATGAAGTAATAACTATAGATAAAGATAACTACGCAGCGATGGCTAAAGTTATGGGTATGTCAGGGGAGAACACCTCTGAGAAGAAGCAGACAAGTACCCTAGCAAGGCTACGAATTAACCACACTCCTATCATGGGAGAGGAAGAGGTTAAGGGTAAGATGACTAAGGTTGAGGTAGTCGAGGGTGGTACTTACAAACTTGAGATACCTGATGGTGAAACTTACTTTGCTACATCAGCTAAGATAAGACCATACATGCAGAGATTCATGTATAAAAGGTTTATCATGGGTACAGGAGATAAGTCCAATCGTTACGTCAAGACTATCATGGGAGACAATCTCAATATAGACTTGAAGGATAACGATGGTGGGTTTAACTGTGGTAAACCTTCAGGTTGGATTAAAGACTTCAAAGCACTACCTGAAAAGATGCAGGATTTAATCAGGCAGATTAAAAGAGTACGTGCAGTCTTTGGTACTATTGAGTTAGTCAATCCCACAGATGGAGCAGGTAATCCTGTTGAGGTAGGTAATCTACCATTCATATGGGAAGTTGAGAACAGGGATGCATTTAAAACTGTAGGTGCTATCTTTACTCAACTAGCTAAGATGAAGAGACTACCTGTACATCATACCATCACTGCTAATACAGAAGAGAGAAAGTTACCTAATGGTAATAGCTTCTATCTACCTGTCACATCTCTTGATGTTACAACGCAGTTAGATTTAACTGATGAAGAGCATACAAGGTTTGCTGACTTCGTAGCTTGGGTGCAGAATTACAATGAGTATATAATGAATGCTTGGAGTGAGAATGCTAACAAGGATATGCATGAAGATGACATGTCTACAGTCGATGAGTTTGTAGATATTGATTCAGAAGAAGTAGCATAATGAATCATCCTGCTGAACTCGTAGTGCATCAGTATATGTCTGATGCCGTAAATGGTAAGTCTACTATGTCTGAAGAAGTAATTCAACAGGTAGGCAATGACGTTATGGATGCCCTGCGAAAGCAGTTTGGTGGGGAAAACAAGAGGGGTGACTTTCGTTTACGCATGTCCAACTTAGGTAGACCTACTTGTCAACTGTGGTTTGAGAAGAATAAACCTGAAGTTGCTTCAGCTAAGCCAACTAACTTTATGATGAACATGATGTTAGGAGATATAGTTGAAGCAGTCTTCAAAGGTTTACTCAAGAGTGCAGGTGTTAAGTATGAAGAGCCTGAGAATGTATCACTCGATGTAGATGGTACAAGTATATCAGGCACGTATGACTTAGTTATTGATGGTGCAGTTGATGATGTAAAGTCTGCATCAGGTTGGTCATATGATAATAAGTTTGTTAACTTTGAGACACTTAGCGAGGGTGACCCCTTTGGTTATGTTAGTCAGTTAGTTGGCTATGCAAAAGCTGCCAAGAAAAAGATTGGTGGTTGGTGGGTAGTCAACAAAGCTAATGGTGCATTTAAATATGTGTCAGCACAAAATGCTGATGCAGATTATGAGATGAGTAAGATAAGAGCAACAGTGGAGACTGTAAAGCATAACAAGTTTGCACGTTGCTTTGAACCAATAGAGGAAACGTTTAGAGGTAAACCTACAGGTAATAAGATACTAGGAGTAAGTTGTAATTTCTGTAGCTATAAACATTCTTGTTGGGAGAACTTACAAGAACTACCTTCAGTAAAATCTAAGGCACAGTTCCCTAAGTTAGTTTCTTATGTTGAATTAAATGTCACCTCATAGTGTACGTAGAGAAGCAATAAAGTATGGGTATAGGAGTGGATTAGAACATGCCATCTCCCTATACTTAAAGGAACATAAGCATACATATGGTTATGAGTCTCTTAAGATAGAGTGGGAAGACTTAACTTATCGCACCTATACCCCTGACTTTATATTAAACAATGGTATTATAATAGAAACTAAAGGAAGATTCTTAACAGCAGACAGAAGAAAACACCTGTGCATAAAGAAGCAACACCCTAAGCTAGATATTAGATTTGTATTTACAAACAGTCGAAGTAAGCTAAGCAAAGGTGCGAAATCTACCTACGCAGAGTGGTGCATACGACATGGATTCAGATACTATGATAGAATCATACCTGAAGATTGGTTGAAAGAAAAGGGCAAGAACAAACACCCTATCTTTATAAAGTTCAAAGGTACAAAAGTGAAAAGGAGATAGGCATGGATGAGAAGAAACCTAGAAGAAAAAGAACATCAAGAATAAGGACAAAGTTATTAAGAAAAGACTTTGTGATACGAGTAAGACCTGACCTAAATAAGTATAGCGAATGGAACGGTGCTGTTGATGTTTCTATTATTACAGACCCTGATAATAAAATGGATGACGAAGCATACTATCAAGTGCTACATTTATGTAAGATGATGTGTGCTATAGTACCACTAACAGAAGATGACTGTGACCTACGTGATGACATCAATGACTTTATTGAAAAGGTTGTTGACAAAGACTATCACGATATGGTAAAAAGAATGAAGGAAAAAAGTAAACCCAAAGCTAACGTAGTAAATGTAGAAGATAATGTTATACACATAACGATTGACTCTGATACAAAAGGTAACGCATAATGGAAAGGTATATGGATTATATGAATAGAAAATTAAAAGAAGTAGAAGATACTAAACAAGACATGGTTAATAGTCCAATCCATTACAACAAAGCAGGTATCGAAACTATTGATGCCTTACAAGCTATGTTAGTAGATGGGTTTGACTATTACTTACAAGGTAACATAGTAAAGTACCTATGGAGATTTAGATACAAGAATGGTGTTGAGGATTTAAAGAAAGCACAATGGTATTTAAATAAACTCATTGAGGTCTATGATGATAAAAGTTAAAGTGTTTCTAACATTGGAGATAGACCCTGAAGAATACCCAATACCTGCTGACGAGAATGTAGCAGTAGAGATAGAAGAAGGAATACAAGAATACTTCTACGATGTAGAGGGTACTAAGATTAAACATATGAAAACAATAATGGAGTGATGAGATGATACAAAACTATTTACCAACTGACTACCAAAACTTCATAGCACTCTCTCGCTATGCAAGATGGAAAGATGACGAACAACGTAGAGAGAATTGGGGAGAGACTGTCGATAGATACTTTGATTACATGGCTAACCACCTAAGTAAGAATCATTCGTACACTATTACAAAGGCTCTAAAGGAGAAGCTTACAGAGCAGATAATGAACTTAGGTGTGATGCCTAGCATGAGAGCCTTAATGACTTCAGGACCTGCCTTAGACCGTTGCCATGTGGGTGGTTACAACTGTAGCTACATACCTGTCGATAGTCCACGTTCATTTGATGAATGTATGTACATACTTATGTGTGGTACAGGTGTAGGTTTCTCTGTTGAACGTGAGAATGTAGACAAGTTACCTGTTGTCAATGAACACTTTGAGAACTCATCTACTATAATTAAAGTAGGAGACAGTAGACCCGGTTGGTCAAAGTCACTACGTGAGTTGATTGCTATGTTATATGCAGGGCAGATACCAACTTGGGATACATCAGAGGTAAGACCAGCAGGTGCAAGACTTAAGACTTTTGGTGGTAGAGCATCAGGACCTGCACCACTAGTTGAATTATTTCAGTTCTGCATACAGAAGTTCAAGGGTGCTAAAGGCAGAAGACTATTTCCTATTGAGTGCCATGATATTATGTGCAAGATAGGTGAGGTTGTAGTTGTAGGTGGGGTACGTAGGTCTGCTCTTATATCACTATCCAACTTAGGTGATGACCAAATGAGACATGCTAAGTCAGGTCAATGGTGGGAGAATGAAGGTCAACGAGCATTAGCCAATAACTCTGTAGCATTTAAAGGTAAGCCTGAGATGGGTACATTCATGCGAGAATGGACATCATTATATGAATCTAAG